GAGGTGTATAGCATACAGAATTTAAAAATAGCTTTACCACCAGAGCCAACGAACATTGATAAAAAAAACAGCAAATGGACTAAAGAAGATTATCCAAAAGAACTTTCTAGAATAAAAACCATATTTGATTGGAGAGATTTACCGGATAATTTTAAAGAAAAATGGGAGCCAAAAATAGACGAAGAGTTTAAAAGAAGAGATGAAGGGCATTGGTTTTATAATAGAAACAAAGCTACGTATATAACTGGAACTCATTACATGTATCTTCAATGGTCTAAAATAGATGTTGGAGCACCTGAGTTTAGAGAAGCAAATAGATTGTTTTTTATATTCTGGGAAGCTTGTAAAGCTGATTATAGATGCTACGGTATGTGTTATTTAAAAAATCGTAGATCTGGTTTTTCGTTTATGGCTTCAGCTGAAACTGTTAATATGGCTACAATATCAAGCGATAGTAGATTTGGTATATTGTCTAAAACAGGTGCAGATGCTAAAAAAATGTTTACAGATAAAGTAGTGCCAATATCAGTTAACTATCCTTTTTTCTTTAAACCAATACAAGACGGTATGGACCGTCCGAAAACAGAACTCGCGTATAGAGTGCCAGCATCTAAGCTTACAAGAAAATCTATACAACAAAAGGGTGCGAAAGAAGAACTAGAAGGTCTTGACACAACTATTGACTGGAAAAACACTGGAGACAACAGTTATGATGGTGAAAAATTAAAATTGTTAGTCCATGATGAAAGTGGTAAGTGGGAGAAACCTGATAATATATTAAACAACTGGAGGGTCACCAAAACTACACTTAGATTAGGATCTAGGGTTATTGGAAAGTGTATGATGGGCTCAACATCAAACGCGTTAGATAAAGGTGGAGAAAATTTTAAAAAACTATATTACTCTTCAGACGTTACAAAAAGAAACCGCAATGGACAGACTGCTTCGGGATTATATAGTTTGTTCATACCTATGGAATGGAACTACGAAGGATTCATTGATTCTTATGGACACCCTGTATTTGAGTCTCCTGAAGAACCAGTTGAAGGCCCATACGGCGAGTATATAGATGTAGGTGTAATAGAGCATTGGGAAAATGAAGCTGAAGGATTAAAAAACGATCAAGATGCTTTAAACGAATATTATAGACAGTTTCCTAGAACAGAAGAGCACGCGTTTAGAGATGAAACAAAAAACAGTATATTTAACTTAGTTAAACTGTACGAGCAAATAGATTATAATGAAGGTATTGGTTATGGAAATGTTGTTACAAAAGGAAACTTTCAATGGGAAAATGGAATAAAGGATACTAGGGTATTTTTCACACCAAATCCAAATGGAAGATTTAATATAACGTGGGTTCCAGAACCAGCACTGCAAAATAAACAAATTATAAAAAATGGAATTAAATACGCAGGTAATGAACACATTGGCGCATTCGGGTGTGACTCTTATGATATATCCGGAACCACCGATGGAAAAGGATCAAAAGGATCTTTACACGGATTAACAAAGTTTAGCATGGAGAACGCCCCTGCAAACACGTTTTTCTTAGAGTATTTAGCTAGACCACAAACAGCTGAAATGTTTTTTGAGGATGTTCTTATGGCGTTGGTATTCTATGGTATGCCTTTGTTAGCTGAAAATAACAAACCAAGGTTATTATATTATTTAAAAAGAAGAGGATACAGAGGATATTCGATGAATAGACCTGATAAAATTTGGAACAAATTATCGGTAGCTGAAAAAGAAATAGGTGGTATACCTAATACAAGTGAAGACATAAAACAAGCACACGCTGCAGCTATTGAAACATATATAGATAGATGCGTTGGTCACTTAGGTGATGGCAATTATGGTAATGTTTATTTTAATAAAACATTAAATGATTGGGTTAGGTTTGATATAAACAAAAGAACAAAGTTTGATGCCGCTATTAGCTCGGGTTTAGCTATAATGGCGTGTAATAAACATTTATATAACCCAAAAGCAAATATTGAAAAGGCTTCAATAAATTTAAATATCGGAAGATATAAAAATAACGGAATAAGATCAAAATTAATAGAAAATTATGGCTGAGTCAGTTGTAAAAAGTTATTTTCCTAGTCAAGTAGCTAGTGATCTAGAAAAAGTTACACCAGAGTATGGTTTAAAGGTCGCTAAAGCTATAGAGCATGAGTGGTTTAAAAGAGACTCAGGTACTAATAGGTTCTATAACAATCAAAATACATTTCACAGAAGAAGGCTTTATGCTAGAGGTGAGCAATCTATACAAAAATATAAAGATGAGTTATCTATAAACGGTGATTTATCTTATTTAAATCTAGACTGGCAACCAGTTCCAATTATACCTAAATTTGTAGATATAGTTGTTAACGGTATATCAGAAAGAACGTTTGATATAAAGGCATTTTCACAAGATCCATATGGTATTGAAAAAAGAACAGCATACATGGAGTCTGTTCTTAGAGATATGCAAACGAAAGAGCTTAATAACTTTGCTTTGCAAGCTTTTGGAATTAGTTTATTTGAAAATGATCAAACACAATTACCTGAAAACACAGAGGAACTTGAACTTCACATGCAGTTAAACTACAAAGAATCTGTAGAAATAGCTGAAGAGCAAGCGATAAATACAATATTAGAATCCAATAGGTACGAATTAACCAAAAAAAGAATAAACTACGATTTAACTGTACTAGGTATAGGTTGTGCTAAAACAACTTTTAATAAATCTGAAGGTATAAAAGTAGAATATGTTGATCCAGCGGATATAATATATTCCTATACAGACTCACCATATTTTGATGATGTTTATTATGTTGGAGAAATAAAAACAATACCTATAAATGAGGTTAAGAAACAATTTCCACATTTAGATAACGAGGCTCTTGAGGATTTAACGAAACAAGGTATTCAAAATACAGACTTTTATCACAGAACAATAAACGAAACAAACAACGTTGACAAAAACTCAGTTCAAGTTTTATATTTTAATTATAAAACGTATGCAAATGAAGTTTATAAGGTAAAAGAAACTGGCACTGGAGCTTCTAAGATAATAATTAAAGATGACACGTTTAATCCACCTGTTGATATAGTAGATGCTAAGTTTGAGAAAGTATCTAGATCGATAGAGGTATTATATGAAGGTGCTCTGGTTTTAGGAACAAACACGCTTTTAAAGTGGGAACTTGCTAAAAACATGATGAGACCTAAGAGCGATTCTACAAAAGTTAGAATGAATTACTCTATAGTTGCTCCTAGAATGTATAAAGGTAGAATAGAGTCTCTTGTTAGTAGAATTATCGGTTTTGCTGATATGATACAAATAACACATTTAAAGTTACAACAAGTATTATCTAGAATGGTACCTGACGGTATATATTTAGATGCAGATGGTTTAGCAGAAATAGATTTAGGAAATGGCACTAATTATAATCCTCAGGAAGCGCTTAATATGTTCTTCCAAACCGGTTCCGTTATTGGTCGATCTTTCACGTCTGAAGGTGATTTAAATCCTGGTAAAATACCAATTCAAGAAATTGCTTCTGGATCAGGTAATAACAAAATAACATCGTTAATAAACACATACAACTATTATTTGCAGATGATTAGAGACGTAACGGGTCTTAACGAAGCTAGAGATGGTAGTATGCCTGATAAAAATGCATTAGTTGGTGTTCAAAAATTAGCAGCAGCAAATAGTAATACAGCTACAAGACATATATTACAAGGTGGTTTATTTATAACAGCTGAAATCGCGGAGGCTTTGTCGCTGAGAGTTTCTGATATATTAGAATACTCGCCAACAAAAGAAGCGTTTATTCAGCAAATAGGTATCCACAATGTATCAACGTTAGATGATATTTCAGAATTACATCTTCACGATTTTGGTATATTTATAGAATTAACACCAGACGAAGAAGAAAAAGCGTTGTTAGAGAACAATATTCAAATGGCTATATCACAAGGCACTATAGATCTTGAAGACGCTATTGATATTAGGGAGGTTAAAAATTTAAAGCTAGCAAATCAATTGTTGAAACTTAGAAGAAAAAAGAAGCTTGAAAGAGATCAATTAATTCAACAGCAAAATATGCAGGCACAAGCCGAGGCTAATGCTCAAGCTCAACAAGTAGCTGCTCAGTTAGAAGTTCAAAAACAACAAGCTTTAACTAATTCTCAAATACAATTGGAACAAGCTAAATCTTCCTTAGGCACTCAAAGATTAAAAGAAGAAGCTAACTTAAAGAAAGAATTAATGTCTTATGAATTTCAAATTAATATGGCTTTAAAGCAAAAAGAAGCTGAAATATATAAGAATAAAGAAGGTTTTAAAGAAGATAGAAAAGACAATAGAACAAAAATACAAGCTAGTCAACAAAGTCAGTTGATTGAGCAAAGACAAAAAAACACAGGGGCTAAAGATTTTGAATCGTCAGGAAATGATATATTGAGTGGTGATTTTGATTTAGGTTCTTTTGAACCCAGGTGATAATAGTAAATGTATAATTATATAATATTTTATCATGACAGAACAAGAAAAAGAAACTGTTTTAGACGAGGTTGTTAACAATGAAACAGTTGATTCTAAAGAAAAAGTAGAAGATCAACCTCAACCAGAACCAGAGGTAGTAGAAGATAAAGCGACTACTATTGACGAAGATGGTACTATTAAAGTAGATTTAAGAAAATTTAATAATCAACAAGATGCCGTTTCAGAGCAAGAAACAAATGCAGTGGATGCAGATCAACCAACCGGAGATAGCGAAGAAGTGGTTGAAGAAGTATCACAACAACAAGAGTCCGTTCAAGATGAAGAACAGCAAGTTGTTGAAGAAGTAACAAACGAGGAAATTGAAGACGAAGTTGAAGCTTTGTCAGATGAAGTTGAAGAAGCTGTTGCTGAGGCTGAAGAAAAAGGTATTGATTTACCAGAAAATATTCAAAAAGTTGTTGATTTTATAAATGAAACAGGTGGTACATTAGAAGACTATGTTAGTCTAAATAAGAACTACAACGATATTGATGATATTCAAGTTTTAAAAGAATATTATAAAAAAGAAAAACCGTATCTAGATGAAGAAGATATAAATCTTTTAATGGAAGATTTTTCTTTTGATGAAAGTTTAGATGACGAAAAAACGGTTAAGAAAGCTAAATTAGCTTTTAAAGAGGAGGTTAACAAGGCTAGAAAGTCTTTGGAACTTCAGAAAAACAAATATTATGAAGAAATTAAAGCTGGATCTAAATTAACTTCAGATCAACAAAAGGCTGTAGATTTCTTTAATAGATATAACAAAGAGAGTGAAGAAGCTTCAAAGGTAGCTAAAAAACAAACTGACGTCTTTTTAGATAAAACTGGTAAAGTTTTTAACGACAAGTTCAAAGGTTTTGAATACAATGTTGGTGAAAAAAGATTTCGTTTTAATGTTAAAAATGCTAATGAGGTTAAGCAAGCACAAAGTGATATTAATAATTTTGTTAAAAAGTTTTTGACAGAAGATAACACTATGGGAGATGCAAGAGGATACCACAAAGCGCTTTTTACAGCTATGAACGCTGACGCTATTGCGAATCACTTTTATGAACAAGGAAAAGCTGACGCTATTAAGGACAGTATTTCCAAGTCTAAGAACGTAGATATGAAGCCTAGAGGTGTTCATGAAAAAACTGCGGACGTAGGCGGCATGAAAGTAAGAGTAATAACTGGTGATGATTCGTCTTCTCTTAGAGTAAAAATGAGAAAATAACTTTTAAAAAAAATTAAAAAATGAGTTTTGCATCACAAGGGGCTTACCCCGCTGGATTAACTCCTGCACCTACTAAAACTTTATTTGACAAAAACTATTTGTCAATCAGTGGAGGAGATTTTGATTTCACAAAACAGTTTTTACCAGAAGTATATGAAAAAGAAGTTGAAAGATATGGAAACAGATCTGTATCTTCTTTTCTAAGAATGGTAGGAGCTGAAATGCCTATGGCTTCTGACGAAGTCGTATGGACAGAACAAGGAAGATTACATGTTGCTTACGACAGTGCTAAAGTAAAAACAGATAACACTGCTTCTGATAACACGTTGGTAATTCTTGATTCTGCTGGAAACGCTCAATCACACGCTATTAGAGCTAACCAAACAATTATTGTTTCTAAAGGATATGAAAGTGTAAAAGCTTTCGTTCAATCTGTTGACGCTGCAACTGGAGAATTAGAGGCTTATCCTTTAACTTCAGCTAACTGGCCAGCTGCTTTCGTAGCCGCTTCTAACCCTACAGATCTTAAAGTATTTGTATATGGTTCTGAATTTGGTAAAGGATCTGCTGGAATGCAAAAGTCAATCGATGCTGGTTTCCAAAAATTTAGTAACTCTCCAATTATCATCAAAGATAAATACAACATCAATGGCTCTGACACTGCTCAGATCGGTTGGGTTGAAGTTACTTCTGAACTTGGTACTTCTGGGTACTTATGGTACTTGAAGTCTGAGCACGAAACTAGACTTAGATTCGAAGATTACTTAGAAATGACTATGGTAGAAGCTGAAAAAGCTACTCAAACTATCGATATTCTAGACGCGGCTGGCGCTGATTCTGGACAAGATGTTAGAGGAACTGAAGGTCTTTTTGCTGCTATCGAGTCAAGAGGATTGGTTTTTAACGATCATGACTTTAACAACGGTACTGGTTTAACTGGTCTTGCTGAATTTGATTTAATTCTTAAAGAACTAGATAAGCAAGGTGCTATTGAGGAAAATATGTTATTCTTAGACAGAGGCACTTCTTTGTCTATTGATAATATGCTAGCTAGAGCTAATTCTTATGGTTCGGGTGGTACTTCTTACGGAGTATTCAACAACTCAGAAGATATGGCTTTAAATCTAGGTTTCTCAGGATTTAGAAGAGGTTCTTACGATTTCTATAAAACTGATTGGAAATATTTGAATGACGCTGCTACAAGAGGTCTTACTCAAGACATCGACGGTGTACTTGTACCTGCTGGTGTTTCTACTGTTTATGACCAAACTTTAGGTAAAAACATTCAAAGACCATTCCTTCATGTTAGATATAGAGCTTCAGAAGCTGATGATAGAAGAATGAAAACTTGGATCACTGGTTCTGTTGGAGGAAACTATACTTCTGACATCGACGAAATGAATGTACATATGTTATCTGAAAGATGTTTATGTGTACAAGGTGCTAATAACTTTATCTTATTCAAAGATACTAGCGCAACTCCGTAGTCAATACTATAAAGTAGGTTTTACCCTCGATGAATCTTCGGGGGTAATTCTTACCTTTTTAATTTTTTAATTTTATTATATCATGGCAAAAAAAGCTGAAGCAGTAGATAATATTGAGGTTGCACCTCAGCCAACTGTTGCGAAAAAAGAAACAGTTCAAAAACCACAAAAACCAGAATGGGAGATTAAGGATAGAGTATACTATTTAAAATCTGAAAAAAGACCATTAATAACAACTATACCAGGAAAACACTCTGTAAAAAGAGCTCTATTACATTTTGATCAAGAAAAAGGTATTAGTAGAGAGCTTAGATATGCTACTAATCAAAATAGTCCATTTGTTG